AAGATTCGACCCCTCTTCAGATCCCTTCAATTCCTTCGCAGCATTTCCCATAGCTCCCATCCAGAATTTTTTAAAACTCTCTCTCGCCTGTGGGAGCATGAATTCCTCAAAATCGATTAACATCTGTTCTCGAATCTTTTTAGTGATAACATCCAGGGACATTAGGAGGGTTTCGTCCGATTCAGAACTTTTCAACCAAGATTCTATTTTTTTTTGAGTCCTAAGTGGTATATGCCAGGTGTAAATTCCTAAATAGAGAAAAAACGAAAGTATCCAGATTAAAGCAAATGTTAGATCTGTCATTATAATTTATCCTTTACATAATCGGCACTAATTGAATAACCTTTCTGGAGCATACAAGATACAATCCAAGCCGGACCCAGGGTTACATATCCAAACCTACCCCCAGGGATTTTCTCCCTTGCGTTATTCCTACAATCCTTTAATGCGGTTTGGAAGTCGTGTGATGCTTCCGTTACTGGGTCAAGAAAGTCCGTTGCGGATGCTTTAGCTTCGTCTATCATATCCTTGATTAATTTTTTTAAGTTTTCTGGTATATCTTCCAAAACGTCTAATAGATCCGCCATCATTTTGAGGGCGTCTGCTGTTTTGTCATACATTGCCGCTAAAACTATCCCCCTGGGTAAATTCAGATCTACAGCAGGGACCACCTCAGCAATAGCAATCAGGTTATTCATGGCATTTATTCGTTTATCAAATTTGGATAATCCAAGCCAGGCAATCGCCTGAATAAATGGGGTGAATACTTTGATTAATTCGGGGGTGATAAGTTCCCAGTTAATGTCTGGTAGTTCTGGTTTCTTAACCATTTAGACTCGATACCCTGTCAGGATACACGAAATAGACCCATTATTAGCGCTCTCAGTGGCTTGTATCTTGACTGTACTATTAGGTGGGATGATAAACTCATACATTTTAGGTTGTAGACCAATATTATTAATTAGGACAATGAATTTTTCAACGAATAAGTTTTGGCCGTCTACGTTGATTGTATAGCTTATAACCTCTCCAGCAGAAATAGAACTCCAATCGACTCCCAAAGTTACCCTGGTTAAATAAAATGCGGAGGGGTTCGTATAACTCAAGAGAGTAACACCTCCAGAAGTTAAAACATAAGAACCAGACCAACCGTAGATCTTGCCATCCTTAGCTCTTGAAACTGATTTAGATGCGGCTAGGGTCATGCATAGACTCTACCAGTAAAACCTACCGTGGCGAATTGTTCCACACTAGCTTGACCAGCTCTTAATGTAACTATAACCCTGGTAAGGGCTGGAATAAGGATGTACTGGTTTTCACTATGTGGCGCACTTGTCTCTAATTCAGTGTCTGTTTTTAGACTTAATACTGTTTGCCCATTATAAGTCATAGTACATGTGCCCTCAGTACCTACACCTGTTTGAGATGGTTTTATGTATCCGTTGAATTGGATCCAACCAATAATATATTCTTTCCCAGTTGTGAAATCCAGTACTATAGTATCGTCTGCCGTTGCTGGGAGATTGTTATATGCGTAAGCATGTTCTCCTACAATCGAAAGCCCCTGGTTAGGAGCAAGAAAGGTTGCTATTTGCTTTTTAACCATTCAAGGCTTACTCGAAGTATAGAGTAACTGTGCCAGAGGATGCCGCCATGCTGCCGCCACCACTTACCTGGATCGCAATCTGTAGATCTATATTATTTGCTGTGCCAATAGGAAAGGATACAGGAACGGTTTGGTAGCCTTGTGCCGCAGCTGCGTCAGCAGTGTCACCAGCTACTCCCCAGATAGTGAAGTTCTGTTCTGAAAAATCAGATCCTAATAGTCTGCATACGACCTGCGCGCCTTTTGCATTAAATACATCAAAGGCGCAATCAACCCTAACGATCCTATTGGATCCGCCAGGGACCATTATGTTTCCAAGATTACTGGAATTCATGTTGTCCGTTAAAGAAAAATATTCCTTGTCGGTGGGCGTGCTGTCAAATGTTCTTGATATTGTTGTTACCATTTTTTTCTCCTATCAGATGCGAAAATAAATTTTACTCGACCCGAGCTTTAATTGTGGAAACGATCTGCGTGCGAATGCTCCAGCAGCCGCAACCAGTCCAGCCGTAACCAGGGTCTTTCTTCCTACGTCGGTCCCTATCATATTCATGGCGTTACCAGCGAGGGTACTGAATGCCTGGCCTAATTGGCCATCAGTTATGTCTTTGATGACACCTTCACCCTTCAATTTACCTCCGTTGAAGGTTTCGCCTGCGTTTAGATACGCAGCTATTGCCATGCCAGATGCTAGGCCCGTTACGCTTGGATGTGGAATTCCTTTCATATATTTACTCCTTTTTGGATTATTGTTCTTTGGCTTGTATGCCCGCCTTGCTGTTTTCCTCACTTGTCCTTTTCGTGTAGAGCGAGTTCGAGCTTTCTTCGAAGCTTTATAGGACTTTTCGGAAATTAATTTGCCGTCACGAAAGAACATACGACGGCCATTGGCTCCTTTCCGAGTGTACAGTCCAACGGGCACAGTTACTCACATATGAGTAGCTACTTATATTTGTTGGTTGAACCCTTCACACTTAGGACAGGGATATTGATTACCTGGCACATAATAGATCTGCCATTCATGTTTGCAGCTTTTACACCTTAGAATAGCTTCCTTTTGATAATTACTCATTGTTTGTCCATGTGATAAAAGGCTTCTTCTTCATCCTCTCCAATGTCATAATTTTGGACAACAACAACACCACATGACATGCAACCATCTAAACCCTGTTTGGTTTGTGCAAAAAGATTTTCATATGAATAAGACTCGTTACAATCTGGACAGTTGTTAAAGCTACGCCAGAAGGTTTTACTCTCCTTGGTGCGTTTATAATGGAGGGTTTGACAATCTGGACAGTGTGACCCTACAATCGTGGTTTCTAACTGAGCATAACATAAAGGACATATTACACCATGATAATAGTCAGAACAGACTCTTGTGAATAGTTTAGATCTGTTTACACCATTCTCTTTCAGGAATTCCAATAATTTAATTGGAACATTCACGCCAACTACCTTAGTGATAATCGTGTTACCTTCGCTATCCGTTTTTTCGGGACGGCCGACCCTCTTTTTCTCTACACTCACATACACCCAGTGTAGAATAGGGTATTAATTAATTGATATATTAATTCAAATTAAGTAAAATACCGCTCCAACCTACTGATTACCCACTATATTATCCATTATAGAAAGTAATATTTATACCACACGGTTTTTTTAACCCAAAATAAAACGGCGTACATACTACTATACTAATTAATTAACTAAATAATATATATAATAAAGTAACTTTTCCTTTTTCTGAGCGTGAAATAGGGGGTGTTCTGTGTTTCTGAGGCTTTTACTTAGCGTTCCTCAGCGAGTCCCATGGGTACTACAGCGTCAGCTCCGCGTTTTGGCTGCGTTTTGACCGCGTCAGTAATCATTGGCAACATTTTAGAAGCCAGGGCTTGTACATACCAGGGTTGACCACTTAGGTCCTGAGTCATATTATGCAAAATAGAAAGATTCGACCCCTCTTCAGATCCCTTCAATTCCTTCGCAGCATTTCCCATAGCTCCCATCCAGAATTTTTTAAAACTCTCTCTCGCCTGTGGGAGCATGAATTCCTCAAAATCGATTAACATCTGTTCTCGAATCTTTTTAGT